TCAAGGTCTTCTTCTGCGTCTCTTTCAACGGCAACTTCATCTTCCATTTCTCTTTCTACAGGTTCTTCGTCACCAAATACGTCTTCTTCCAAAAACTTTTTAAACTCTGCATTTTTCAACAATGATTCTAGTTGACCAACCAATGAGGCTATGTCACGGTCGCTTTCCATTTCACTTAAGTTAATTTGCAAAGCCATGTCTGCTTCTTCAGCCGCACCAGCAATACCCATAATCAGTTGTACCAACTCCAATGGCATTTGCGTTTGCTCACCACTTACTTTATCAATGGCAGTAAACTCCATCATAGGTGCAAACTTGTTCAGTGCATCGACAAGTTTATTCAACATGTTTTCACTGTATTTACCCTGGGGTAGTTCCATTGCCATGGTTGTTTCAACTTCAAAGTCTATTCGACGTCCAGCGTTTTCCATCTGGTTTCGCATTTCTTCTTGGTTACCCATGTCCATTTGATTCATACTCATATTATTCCTCCGATATAGACCGCGCAGCAGCGGCAAATGAATTAGTCTCACGCATTGTTTGCGTAAATGTTTGTACCGTTTGCTCATGTTCAATAGCATCTGAGATTTGCTCTTGCATGTTCTGTTCTATCTCAGCATTACTTATTGGCCTTACGCCAAGTTCTTGCATAACGGCATCTTTATGTTTGTTGTTTTTTATGTATCTGCCCAGGGCACGGTCATAATAGCCAACGTCTTTAACGCCAGACAACGGTATAGGTCGTAACTTTCCTGGTTTGTAATTTGCCGTTTGGTCACAATAACAACAACGAATTGTAAAAGTCATTTCATTGATGTCGCGCCAAAACACGTAAGTCATATGTCCACACATAGCGGCTTTACAAATATATTTACGATAGCCTAGACCATAACTATTTTTAAAATCATCTTCTGTAATAAGACGGTAGTTAGACATTTGGCAGTATCCTACTTATGTTTTGTGGAGATGGTTGACTAACGCCAAGTTGCGCTGCCTGTAAAGGGTCTTGCACCTGTTGCCCACCTGGAACTGGCTGTGGCATTTCCGGCATGGCAGCAGGCATATCAACACCTTCAGGCATAAGGTCTTCTGGCAAGTCATAACTTCTTACCAGTTGTTCCAATAGTTTCTGGTTAGGCACACCCAGTTGTTGCAAAACTGGCACCAAGTTTAAAAACTCTTGTTTCTTAATACTGTCAGATACTGGCGTACTACCCATGTCTTGAGCGTATATGGCAAAATCGCCATCCAGGTCTTCTGCTTTAAGCACCTCAACGTTGCCATCCAACACGATAACGTCTGCATCATCAGTCAAAAACACTTGCATCATAGAGACGTAAACAGCCGAAAGTTGTTCAATCATTGCATCACGCTCTCTAGCCAGTCTACCCACCTCTGAAGAAGAGTAAGCAGCCAAAGCCGTAACCTCCGTTGCCGTTGCTTTCGTTGCCTCACCACGTGTAAACGGTGCCATAACCGACCCACGCTGAAAATCATCATTGACTTGCTGTATGTACTGCTGCAACTCGTTCGGAACCGGACTATGAGGAACCGGAATAATAGAACCCGCTAACGTTTGTCCAGGTGACAACTCAACTTCAATGTATTCGCCATCCACACCTTGTGCCAACTTAGACATGTCGTCACTGTCAAACACGCCTTGTTCAACTACCCATTGTCGCGCAGCCCTACGCACCATGTTGGCCTGGTAGGTTCGTATAATGTTGGTTTCCTGAACCTGGTCGTAAACCCTGTTCAAAGCACTCATACCACGCAACGGCACGTCTGGTTGCCGCGAATAGTACAAAGGTACAATCGGACTAATAGGCGCATCCGATGCAGACCGAAAAGGTATGTTGTCATACTTGGTCTTTTCAATGTCGTCGCCCTCACCTTCTTCAATAACCACACCTTCATACAAAAACCGCTCACCTTCAGAATAATCTGGACTCCAAACAAACAGTTTGTCTTTCCTAAAATCATACATCTCTACGATTTCCACGTACTCAAATACGGGCTGGGTATCTTCCGTTGAGGTCTTCTGACCATACCCACGTTCGGTTTCTCCATCAACGTAGTCTAAAAACTTTACCAGCGGCGCACTTACAAAACGTTTGTTGCCAAACTTCTTCTTTGCGTCCTGTAAAGTCAAATAGTACCGATGGCCCACAAACCTTTGGTCGTACCAACTAGCCGCGTCAGTATCCACAATCACGTCCCACGCGTTTATTGCAACAGCCGTCACACGTTTAAACGGGTCAGGGTTCTCGTTGGGAACCAACTTTACAAATGCACTCGGGTAAATCAAAGCAAGTCTACTGGCATCTTCCAACTGCGTACGTATTGAATCTAAAAAAGCATTGGTCATAAGTTGGCTTTTGACAGGATTACCACGACCTCTAACGTCAGCCTTAAAAACAACCGACGGTGCCCTGGTAAACAAACTGGCAATGTACCCTTCTACGTACTCGTACGCCCGGGTCGTCTCTATAAGTATCTGACCAGAGTTGTCGTATTTATCCCAGTATTCGTTGTTGTACGCCAACCGCAACTTGCGCATCTTTGGACGCTCGTGCCGCCAGTATTCCTCGTGTTGGTCATACAATGCCCTAAGTATCTTTGCTGTAATCATTCGTTACGCTCCCATGGTATTGGATTGTCTCTGCGCCTTCCGACTCTGCGACTTCGTATAAAATCATCTACCATATTTTCTTTGGCTCTGCGCAAAACACGACGAGGCACGTCTCTTGTACATCTATAAGCCAACGCCAACGACATTGCCATATCATCATGCAACCCCTTTGGGGCTTCCGGAGTAACCTTTTCCACAGTGAGACTACGCAGTTCCATCAATGAAGTCATGTCTAAAGTTTCTATAATCTCTGCAATTATAAACTCGCGCAACGTCTCAAAAGCATCCAACTTGCTTTTTACCGTCGTTGTCCAATCTCGACCCTTGGCATCCATCCACAAGTTCCTGTACTTAAAATCACGCAACCTGGCAATCACAACATGACCATGGTTGTTGCTTTCACACAGTATCTTAGCCGTATTGAACTCCCAACCAACGTCGCATACCTTCTCCGCAAACATAACCGGTGGAACCGTATTACTGCGATACTGGTACACAACCTGCAAAGTACTTAAACTAACGACCGTAATAACCGAGTAGTCCAAACCAACCCCTGCACTAACATCCACGCCCATAACATAAGCATCGTTCTCAATAGCCTCTTCATACCTTCTTTCCGCTCCATCAAAGAATATACCGTTTATCTTGGCTAAATCATCGCCATGAAAATACGTACTCGTCGTAAAGTGAAACGCGTCATCCAAGCAAGCCGGATACTCACGCCTGAACTTTTCCAAACCCAACGTCGCCATCTGCTGCCTACGCCACATTATCTGCTCATCATCCAAGTCGTACGCCTCCGCCATAGCGTCTTCCTCAGCCGTACGCTCAAAATCCTCGCCAACATGCACCCTGTAGGACTCATGCTGCCACCACCAAAAGCATATTAGTTTCCAACCATTTTCCGGTGCACCCATAACCAACCTGTGAAATGCATCGCCAGCACGATTTGGCGTTGACTCTATAATCACCTGACCCACCCCTACCGCAGCCATTGTGGTTGCAAGTAGTTCATCAGGGTCTTCATAGAATGCGAACTCACTCAAATGTACAGACGTCAGTGTAAAACTTCTAGTTCCTCCTCTAGAACCCGCAGTATACGATGATAACCGCGCACCTGTATCTTCGAACTCTAAATCCACGGTATTGGATACCGCAAACTGACGATGCAAAATCTTAGGTAAGCCTTTATGGAACTTGTCGTCCATTCTCCGCAAATGCTTTGCCGACCTGTCATGGAACGATATAACACCCCATTGGACTGGTTCGGTTGCTATGTACGCCGACCAGAACGCGTATGCTCTTAGCAGTGTACTTACGCCTATCTGCCTTGGCTTCAGGATGATAACTCGGTTGTGCTCTTGCAACTCTTTCAGTAGCACCTTCTGCTCTTCGTTCATCTTGAACTTAATCATCTTTGCGCTACGCTTGTCCTGGATAGACAGCATGTTGACAAACTTCTCTGGCTTGGTGATGGCTTTCGCTATCTCGCTTCTGTGAGGCTGTGGTATGCTCTCTAGGAACTTCATACTATTCGAAGTGCTTTCTTAAGTTCGTCGATGTCCTTAAGGGCTTTCGGCCCATGGTCTTCGTTCTCGTCTTTGGTACGGAACGTCTCTAGCACGTATTTGGCTGCTGCTACTCTGGCATTCTCGCTATCGCCTGTTCGCAGTACCAGGTCTAGTGCTTCCATGGCTGACATAACCAGTCCGTCTACGCGACCCTGGATATACGCGTTGAACATGTCGTCTGTAGCCTTTTCCGCTTCGTAACCTTTCTCCAGAAGTGCGTATTGAAACGCTGCCTTATTTCGCCACTTGTACAAAGTGTTGATGTGTATGCCTAAATCCCTGGAAACTTGTGCATAGGTATGACCGCTTGCTATGAGGTCAACGGCCTCTTGCTGCTCTTCCGTTACGACCATAACTTTTCTTCTAGGCTTCTTTCCCATACATAACTCCTTTTCATCTTACATACCACGGATGTGTATATGGTGTCAAACTAGTGTGTAAAATACTGGTGCTTTTGTTGTTGCCTTGCGGCAAAGTGCCTACATGCCTGTTTCTATTGTGGCGACAGTTGCTGACTTGGTGTATGTTGCGTGTGTTTACTACAAGAAGAAACAACATGGGGGGGGATAAAACTAAATGGCAAAGCCCCCCTGCCTGAAACAAACTTTTACAACTGAACAGAACAATAACAATACCAGATAAGGTAACTCCTGATGAGCAGGTAACTTACAGATATAACTACTTGTGAAGACTATGTGAAGTTATTTTGACGGCAAGCCTGGTAGTGACGATTCCTGGAAGTGCAACGGAGCAGGAATCAAGAACGGTACAGGCGATAGTCCTATAACGAACATCGGCTGAGCAAAAGCCCAGCCTGTTCTACAGCCACAGTTCGCGCGCCTGGGTGGGCTGGGTGGGATACCCCGATATGTGAGTTGTTCCTAGCGTCCCGACCTTCTATGGGGGGGACTTAATTTTATTTATGGCCTGCCCTGGTGCCCTGGTGCTGGTTCCTGGTCACCTGGTGCCGTCCTGGTTGGGTGTGCCCTGGTTGATTTTCCCCTGGATAGTTTTAATCACCC